TACTCCCGAGGATTTTGACTATGAAACGCGATGAGGTATTAGACACCGCCAAGGAACTGATCAATGGATCGAGGGCCAAGGACTACGGGGATGCATACGAGAACTTCGAACGCATCGCCGAGGGTTGGAACACAATCATCCGGAACGCTATGAATACCCATGGGCACGTCACACCGCAGCATGTTGCGTTGATGATGGACTGGGTGAAGACGGCTCGTCTGCTCAACGATATCGACAAGGCAGATTCGTGGATCGACAAGTGTGGTTACAGCGCCTTGGGCTCAGAGTTCTCGGATCGTGAGTCGGAAATACAGAAGCGTCTGGATGTATTCTTGAAGAAGGACACCTAATGTCACAGCAGAATCTTTTCTCAGAGGATGGCGGTGAGCACAGCGACCTCAACTACCAGATCAAAGGCGAGATGGATATCATCGAGGTCGATTGGAACATCCCCACAGAGTACCCAGATCTCACCGGATACAAAGAAGTCGCCGTCGATCTGGAAACCAAGGACCCGAATCTTGTAACTCTTGGCCCAGGGTGGGCCCGAAACGATGGGCACATCATCGGCATTGCTGTCGCTGCGGGAGAGTACAAGGGCTACTTCCCCATCCGGCACGAGAACGGACACAACCTAGATCCGCGGATCACGATGAAGTGGCTGAAGAAGCAGCTGTCTGTTCCAGAGATGGACGTGATCATGCACAACGCCACCTACGATGCGGGCTGGCTGCGGGCCGAGGGCGTGGAAGTCAAGGGTCGGATCATAGATACGATGGTGACAGGCGCATTGGTTGACGAGAACCGTTGGACCTTTAGCCTTGATTCGTTGGCCCGTGACTATGCTGGCATCCGCAAGGATGAGAAGCTGCTCAAGGCTGCGGCTCTTGAACGTGGGCTGAACCCCAAGTCAGAGATGTATAAGCTCCCTCCTAAGTTTGTTGGCGGGTACGCTGAGATGGACGCTGTTGCCACGCTTGAACTGTGGCGGGCGTTGAAGGTTCACCTCGACAAAGATGAACTGTGGGACGTGTGGAACCTTGAGATCGGCTTGATCCCTTGCATGTTGGACATGCGGACCAAGGGTGTGCGGGTTGACTTGGAGAAAGCAGAGCGCAACAAGAAGGCTCTTCGTGAGCAGAGTAAGCACCTTCGTGGTCTCTTGGAGAAAGAGGCTGGCATGGAGGTGGACATCTGGGCGTCTGCATCCATCCAGAAGATGTTTGACAAGCTGGGCATGGAGTACCCGAGGACCGATAAGGGGGCACCGTCGTTCACCAAGTCGTTTCTTAACGACTCCCCAGACAAGATCGCCCAAGTTCTGGTTAAGCTGCGGGAGTTCGACAAGGCTGACAGCACGTTTATCGACAGCATCCTGCGGCACGAAACCAACGGGCGCATCCACACTGAACTGCACTCTACCCGTAGGGATCAGGGTGGTACGGTAACGGGCAGATTCTCTTCGTCCAACCCCAACCTTCAACAGATTCCTGCACGGGACCCCGACATCAAGCGTTTGATCCGTGGCCTGTTCATACCAGAAGATGGGGCCAAGTGGGGATCGTTCGACTACTCAAGCCAAGAGCCAAGGTTACTGGTTCACTTTGCGTCGATGGTTCCGTCCACGATTCGGCATCCTGTTGTCGATCAGATCGTCGATGAGTTCAACAACGGCGATGTTGACCTGCACCAGATGGTGGCGGACCTAGCGAACATCACCCGCAAGCAAGCGAAGACGGTTAACCTCGGCATCATGTACGGCATGGGCGTGGCGAAACTGGCGGATCAGCTGGGTATTTCAAAGGGTGACGCCAAGGATTTGATCGAGAGACACCACACCAAAGTACCTTTCGTGAAAGGACTGGCGGACCTCGCCTCTAAGCAGGGGGATAAGAACGGTCAGATACGCACTCTGATGGGCCGTAAGAGCCGCTTTCATCTCTGGGAGCCTGTCACCTTCGGAGCAGGCAAACCCCTGCCCTACGACGAGGCTATGAAGGAGTACGGGGGTCCTGGTGGTAGAGGCATACGCCGTGCGTTCACATACAAAGCTCTGAACAAGTTGATCCAAGGATCGGCGGCGGACCAAACTAAGAAAGCTATGCTTGATTGCTACAACGAGGGGTACACCCCTATGCTGACGGTGCATGACGAGTTATGCTTTAATATAGAGAGTGAAGAGCAGACCGCTCGGATTCAGGAAATCATGGAGACAGGTATTGAACTCTCGATACCCTCCAAAATCGACGTTGATATCAAAGATGATTGGGGAGAAATAGAATGATGCACATTGAAGACTTTAAAACTGTCGGCTTTAAGCAGATGCACCAGATGCAGATCGATGCTGTCGTGAACTACATGGCTACCTGCATAAACCTTGCTGCATCCCTCGGGGATCCCGAGATCCTAGCCGAGGTTGAGGAAGAATCAGACGAGCTTATTAAACTCCTTGGCGGAAACGGGCTGCATGTAGCAGTTACCGGAGGAGACTTCGTCTACCGTGCAATCGATACTAAAGGCTCTTCCTAATGGAAATAAAATTTACATCTCAAAAACCAGAGTACATAGAGTTGCCGCACCCAGTTCCTGCGAAGAAACACATCCCTGACTGGTACAAAAACATGTCACGTTTTATGGGGGCACCAAGAAAGTTAGATGCAACATCTAACAATGGGGTTTTGGAAAAGAGTCTCACAATAAAAGCATGTGTTCCCGTGTTAGATTTTTTTACCAGTGGGTACATCATACCATTGTGGCAAGACGTTCTGGTCGAGAGAGAACTCAGCGGAGGTTTAAAGTTTAACTGGCCTGACGGAGACGTACCTCTGATAGGCGAACACCCCAAGGCTCAAGTCAAAGAATCACCTTTCGAAAAGGAGTCTGATGGAACGGCGATATATAAGTTTTTGTGCCCTTGGAGATTTAAAACTCCCCCAGGGTACTCTTGCTTTTTCTTTTCTCCGTTTTATCACCGGACTGATTTGGAAATCCTACCCGCTATTGTAGATACGGACGGCATGGCTGAAGTAAATTTTCCTTTTTTGTATAAAGGACAAGGAAGAGAAAATCTTTACTCTTCTGGAACACCCTTGATACAAGTACTACCCTTTAAAAGGGACGACTGGACTCACACAGTCGAAGAAGGGAGTGAGCTAGAAACCCGAAAAGTTAAAACCATGTTTTTCCAGTCCTTCTCCAAAGCGTATAAAGAACGATTTCACAAGAAAAAAGTTTTCCTGTAATCGATTTTATGTCCCTTGTAAGAAAGCGTTAGCCGCACGTTCCGCTGGAGTCCCGCCCAACAAGGCGGGGTTCACGGGCCCAGGAGCACGAGCCGTGGTCACCGGAAAGGTTGGCTGCGGTAATCTGCCTTGGCGCTGTGGAGACAAGAACGGGTTGGTGCTAGGAGTTGGCGCACTAGGAGACAAGAACGGGTTGGTGCTAGGAGCCATAGGTGCTGGAGCCCGAGGTGCTGGAGCCGGACGAGGCTCCGCGGCAGGGTCCAAAGGTAGGTTCCGCATCTGCCGTTGAATTTCTAGCACAGCACTGTTGTCAAACCGATCCGAGATACCAGCATCCCGCATCTCTTGGCGATTCTTCTTGGTGACTTTGAACGGCTCGAACTTACCGCGCATAATTCCTTTGACACCACCGATGTTGTTTTTCTTGAGCACCCTGCGGATGTCTGAGTTCGACAGGCCCATCATACGAAGGTCATCAATCAAGCGATAGTACTCTTTGTCTATCCGTAGCTTGTCGTTGTTTGCCGCTTGGAAGGCGTCGGTCAGAGTGCTTGTGCCAGCGTTGAAGTCGTCAGTAACCCTGTTGAACTTACGTTTTGCATCAGTCTGTTGCTGCCCCAAACGGAAAGCTCCGTACTCTAAGCCCTTCTTTGGATCAAACTCAAGGACCGAGATCCCTGTTGCTTGACGGGCGAACTCTCCAAGAGGGTCCCGCTCACGTCCCATCTTGTCCACATTGCTAATCATGCCGTCTTCCGATCCAAGAAGCCCACGAACAACACGGCTTGGTTCGATCTTACCGCCTGAGACATTGACGGGGATAAGGTTCGGCATCAGGGTGTCGAGTACATGTGTCCACTTTTTAGCAGTTCGTGATCCCAAACTTTCAGATTCGTTGTAGACCTCGGCTCCCGTAGCAGTTCTTCCACCGCGAATTGTAACGTCCAACAGAGCTTCGGTGAGCATGGCTTCGGACATGAACGGTTCAAAGACCTCTGACAGCGTTCCACCCGCGACATCCTCTAGGACTTGGCTCAAATCTTTGCCTTGTTTAACAGCATCATCGGCTTCGTTGATTGCACGGTTGGCGAACCTGGTCAGTACATCGTATGGGTTTGATGTACTGAAGTTCATGTACTGGATCTTGCCGTCTTCTGTTTTACCCAAAGGCAACAGGACAGAACCCTTTTCCCAACGAGGGGCGAAGGACCGCTTATACGCATCCATCTCTTCTCTGCTCACACCTGTCGTGGCGTAGGCCAGTTCAAGCGCAGCGGTAGGAATGATCGCGGTAGTTGTAACAAATCCCAGCAGACGGTTGCGGCCACGAGTTTGAATAGCAGGGATGTCCGACGCCATGTCATCCAGACCTTGCTTCACAATGTTGAATCCTGTGCGGTAGATCTCAGCAGGGAACGAGATGAAGTTACCGATAGGGAGGCGGCGACCAAACTGCACCAACTCAGACGAGGCTTTGTTGTAGTTCGGTACGGTATCCCGCACGATCTGTGCAGCGCGGTTCTTGATTAACTCGTCTAAAGCATCGGACTGATTTATTGGCCGACCGCTAGCCTTGCCAGCATTATTCATCAACTGATCGAACTCTACATCGTCCATACCTTTGCGGAGGTAGGCGATCTGCTTATCTATGGACGAGCCCTTCAGAGCATTGCGCAGATGAGCCTGTTCTGCGTGGTAGTTGAAGTACTTCCAGAAGTCGTCTGACCCCTGGTACATATCTTCCAAGGGTTTAGATACTTTTCCAAGACCTCGAGCCACCTTCTCCCGAACTCCGCCGCTTGTACCTGCGACTGCCTCAACGAAGTTCTTAGGATCACGAGCCGTGAGGTTCAAACCTTTGTTCAAGGTATCTTGAATCTCTCTTAACTCTGCGTTTGTACCAAAGATACCGCGGGAGTTTGCGTCAGCTATGTCCGCGAAGACTGCATCTGCGTCTTTCTTGCCGATGCCAACGGCCTTACCTGCCGCCTTGCCGATAGTAGATGTCGGCGCAGCTTTGTTAGCAATGTTCGAGAACACCGCTTGAGCCGAGTCCGCTAGACTACCGCCTCTGCCAAACACGGGTACGTTACCGTTAGCCATGGCAAACGCTGCGGCAGTGGTGAAGTTGCGAACCTGTGTAATAGGAGACAAAACAGTCTTGCTGTACTGAGAAATACCTTTGGCTTTTAAGAACGACCCCAGCAAACCGCGTGTGATCTTGGTCCCCAAATCATCTTCGGCACGAACAGCGCGTGTTAGATTGTCATAAATGGGCTTCGGAACGTAGAAGTTTTCCAACTCACCCCAACCGGAACTGCCGATCATTTTCTCTAGGTCGGTAGCAAGCTCACCCTCACGGCCAACCACGTTGACCCCGCTGCTAAGTCCGCCTTCTCCTCCGAGTTTGACAAAGCCACGCTCACGCAACCCAGCCTGCTGTTCGGGACTAAGTCTGCTGCCGTCCCGAAAGAGTTTTCCTATCCCATCGTCGGCTCTAGCCATTTTAGCTACAGTGCCAAAGTAGTCGTCCACTGCCGTAAACTGTGCAAGATCCGCAACGGTGCCAAGGTACGCTTCGCGGGGATCTTTGATCTCTCCAAGCAAAAGACGTAACTCGTCGGGTACATTCTCTCGTGTAATAAACATGCCCGTCTCCAAGCGGTCACGAGCCATGCGACCCCCGCCCAGTTTTTCACGGGCCTTCATGCTGTATTGATTCAAGAATGTTTCACGAGCTTTTCGTGCCGCCTCGCGAGTAATCTTGCTGCCAGTAAGTTTGATCTCTATACCGTTGTCCCCGGTTACTCTTTCAAGCCCGTTCTTCAACAGAAAGTCTTCGGACAGTTCGTTGTCCACGTCTTTTCGTGCGAGTTTTGTCAGTTCTTTTTCCGTAGCTTTCTTGTTTGCCACAAAGAAATCGTCGGCTACTTTTACTGACTCTTCTGTTGGGACGTACTTTTTGTCCTCAAAGATTTTGTATCGACGGCGAAGGTATGTGTTGATGTTTGTCTCAATCAAGTCTTTTATGTTTGTGCCATCAGGCAAAACTTTGTTTTCCTTGAGAAAGTTACTGCCCAAAACATCGTTACTTAACTTGTCGATGTGGCCCCGCATAAGTCTTGCGTTTGTTTGAACTCCTCGTGGGAGTTCGCCTAAAACACGAGCTTTGACAGTGTCGTCAGCCTCAGTGAGATAACTCTCCAACTTCGACATGATGCCCACACGATCTAAGTTTCCGTCGCCTTCGGGAGCCTTC